GACTCACAACTAGATGATGAAAAATTAGATCATGACAGTTTAGAGATCCCCAGATTACATGCTAAATATTTAAGACTTTACAACACATTCACTACCCTCAGGGATCAAGGTGATCTAGATGTAAAGCGCACCTATAGAGATAGGTGGGAGTACTATACGGGTAAAGCGGAGAAACCTTTTCACATTAAACTTCTCAAACCAGATGTACCGATCTATCTGGATTCAGATGAAGAATATCAGAAATCCGTTCTTAAGCTAAAGTACTATAACCAAATGGTCGAGGCATTGAAAGCAATTCTACAAGCGATCAATAACCGTTCATTCTATATTAAAAATGCAATTGAGTTTGCTAAGTTCCTGAAAGGTTATGAAATCTAATGTTATTATTCAGAAGAAGAACGAAGTCTATTTAACAATTGAGTGTGAACCTCACGTAGGTCACGAGCTCGCAGACGAGTTTACTTTTGAGGTGCCTCAAGCCAAGTTCATGTCAGCGTACAAGAAAAGGTTTTGGGATGGAAAAATCAAGTTATACTCCCCAGGTACAGGCGAGATTTATGTTGGCCTTCTCCCTTACATTACTTCGTTTTGCGAAGAAAGGGGGTACGAAGTTATCCATAGGGACAACGAATTTTATGGACTTCCATCAGAGGTGGATGAATTCGTTACTCCCCAGGGATTAGGAGAGTATGTAAAAACATTAAATCTGCCACACAAGGTCAGAGATTATCAGTACAAAGGAATATACGAAGCTCTACGTCATAAACGTAAACTACTTTTATCACCGACAGGATCGGGCAAGTCTTTAATGATATATGTTCTGGCACGCTTCTGGGAGATGAAGATGCTGAGGACATTGATAGTAGTTCCTACTACATCACTCGTCGAACAGATGTACAAGGACTTCCAAGACTATGGTTGGGATTCAGAGGAGCATTGTCATAGAGTATATGCTGGTACTGATCCAAGATCAGATAAGGATGTAATCATTACTACATGGCAGTCAGTATACAAATTACCTAAGAGTTACTTTGAGAAATTCGGTGCTATCATAGGGGATGAGGCACACCTGTTTAAGGCGAAATCTCTCACAAGTATAATGAACAAACTTTATGATTGTAAGTACCGTGTGGGGTTCACAGGTACCTTAGACGGTACACAAACAAACCGCCTAGTACTCGAAGGTGTATTCGGTAGTGTAGATAAAGTAACTAGGACAGAAAAGCTTATTAAAGCTGGCCACCTTTCTAAATTTGAGATCAAAGTATTAATTCTCAAGCATGATGAACAAGACTTTGATACTTATCAACAAGAGATGGATTACCTTGTTGAGCATGAGGGAAGAAATAGATTTATACGTAATCTAGTTTGCGACCTTACTGGTAATACACTCGTCCTGTTCAACTACGTTGAACGGCATGGTATGCCCCTCTTTGAATTAATAAATAATAAGGTAGGAGAAGACCGTTTGGTCTTTCTAGTCCATGGAGGAGTGGATACCGATGACCGAGAAAAGGCAAGACGTATTGCAGAAACGACAAAAGATTCAATCATTGTTGCCAGCTATGGGACTTTTAGCACTGGTATCAACATTAGGAATCTTAACAACGTCGTGTTCGCAAGCCCCTCAAAGTCCAGAATTAGAAATCTCCAATCCATTGGCAGAGTCCTTAGAAAAGGAGTAGATGATACTAAAGCAGTACTCTATGATATTGCTGATGATATATCTAAAGGCACCCAAAGGAATTATACATTGAACCATCTTGTTGAACGTGTGAAAATATACAATGAAGAAAACTTTAATTATGAATTTATCGATGTCCGAATCAGAGACTAAAATGGATAAACCCGAATTTCTCGCAGCACTAAAGCTTGTATCTGGTGAAGAAATTCTTGCTGTATCAACACATGTTCACGATGAAAACGGGGACTACTTGATAGTGCAGAACCCTATAGAAATAGAAGAGGTAGTGTTACAAAATAATAAAGCAGGAGCTAAGGTATCTCCTTGGATGAAATTTTCCCGCGAGGAGGAATTTATCATACCTAAAGATAAGGTTATAACTATTGTAGAAGTAGATACTGAGGTTCAAATATTTTATGCTATGTCTTTAAGAAGACTTAACGGTGACACTATTACAGATTCTACAGGTAGGATCTCAACTGTAGAGGAAGCCCGTATTAACTTAGATAAAATATTTAATAGCTAATACCTGTTTCTGAACTCGCACACTCGTATTCTACATAGATTATAGGGTCTTGTCAAGCCCCCATTGACATTGTGACCTTTTTGATATAAAATATACATGTACAAACCATTAATTATATGGCAGTCAGAAAGAAGGTACAGAGTGAGCACTATGTAAATAACAAAGAATTCTTAGAAGCACTTGTTATTTTTAAAGCACAGTGTGCTAAGGCAAAAGAAGCGGGTGAACCTCGACCACGCATCAGTAATTATATTGGTGAATGTTTTTTAAAGATTGCTACACATCTATCATATAAGCCAAATTTTGTCAACTACATGTTCCGTGAGGATATGATTTGTGATGGCATTGAGAATTGTGTGCAGTATATAGAGAATTTTAATCCAGAGAAGTCAAAGAATCCTTTTGCATATTTTACACAGATCATATACTACGCATTCCTTAGGAGAATACAGAAGGAGAAGCGTCAGCTAGAGATCAAGAATAAGATTTTAACTAAGTCTGGATATGATCAGGTCTTCCATACGGATGACAAAACAGGACATTCAGATTATAATACTATTAAGGAGAATGTAGAAATAAGGATTAAGTGACATACCCTATTACAATCGTCGATGATTTCTTTGAAGATCCTGATGCCATTGTGGAGATGGCTACTACTTATAAGTATTATCCCCCTGAGACTGGGAACTGGCCTGGTGTAAGAACTAAACAACTCCATGTTATTGATGAAAGGTTCTTTCATTATTTTGGTGAGAAGTTACATCTTATATTTCATGATGTAACGCCAGAGTACTGGAACATGCAAACTCACTTTCAGAAGATCCAACCCTTTCACAAGGATCAGTATGATAGGAAGAATAGGGGATGGGTTCACCAGGACATTGACACATTCTTTGGTGGTATAGTATACTTAACAAAAGATCCTGAGCCAGATACAGGTACATCCATTTATAGTGCAAAGAAAGGTTATGCCTTACAGTTCAAGGATGAGATCAAGATGAAAGAGGATCTTTATGTAGGAAAGGATATCGATGATACTCAGTACTATGAAGCTTGGGATAGAGCACATGAACAGTATGTTGAGACAGTAAGTGTCAAGAATGTGTATAACAGATTTGTTATGTTCAACAACAAGACCCATCATGGGGTACAGACTTTTGGGACAAAGGAACGTCTCACTTTAAACTTTTTTGGTATGGCTATGTCAGGTAAAATTCCACCTATGTTGAGGTCAAGATGAAGATTACTCAGAAGATTATTGATGACCTCACTGAGGCATTGGCTCATACTAAGAAGGATGGTACTGAGAACTGGAAGGATGGTGATGATATTGATGTATGTATTGGTGGAACATTTGCTGCCGATAAGTTTATTTCACTCATAAACAGATCTAAATGAAAGTAGCAATTATAACAGACCAGCACTTTGGGGCTAGGAAGTCTAGTCGTGTGTTTCATGATTTCTTTAAGAGGTTTTATGATAATGTTTTCTTTCCTACCCTAGAAAAACGCGGCATCGACACAGTTCTAGACTTAGGTGATACGTTTGATAATCGTAGGACGTTAGATCTATGGGCTGCTAATTGGTCGAGAGAGCATTACTTTAATCGTCTTAGAGATATGGGTGTTACAATCCATTCTCTTGTAGGAAACCACACAGCATATTTTAAGGATACTAATAAGGTCAATACTCTTGATGGTATACTCAGTGAGTATGATAATATAAAAATTTATTCTGGACCTGAGGAAGTAATGATAGGTGGTCTACCCATTCTATTCATTCCTTGGATCAATCAAGAAAACCAGGAAGAGACTTACTTTATGATTGAGGAGAGTGATTGCCCTATAGCAATGGGACACTTAGAACTCAATGGCTTTGAGGCACATAAAGGATATATTATGGATCATGGTGATAGTAGTGCTCCATATAAGAAGTTTGAAAAAGTATTCTCTGGACACTATCATCGTAAGAGTACTAGGAATAATATAACTTACTTAGGTAATCCTTATCAGATCTATTGGAATGATTATAAGGACAAGCGTGGGTTCCATATCTTTGACACTAATACTTTAAAGCTTGAGTATATACCGAACCCTTATGAAATCTATGCTAAGATATACTACGATGAAGATCAGTTAAATAGTAGTAAGTTTAACTATGCAGATTATTCCAATAATTTTATAAAGATTATTGTTGAAAAGAAAAAGGATACTGATAAATTTGAGTTCTTTGTTAGTCAGCTATATGCTGCTGGTGTACATGAGATAAAGATTATTGAAGACCCATCCTTTGAACATGATTTAAATGAAGAGATTGATATTGAGAAAGAAGATACTCTTACTATCTTAGAAAAGTATGTTGATAGTATTGAGTATTCTGATAAACCTGCACTGAAGTCTATTCTTAAAACCCTTTATGTAGAAGCACTGGAGTTAGCCTAATGTATATCCTAGCACTCACTGGAAAGGAAGATGAAGGAGCTTACGCTGTCAACAGTGAGAAGGAGAAGGATAAGCAATTAGTCTACATGTTCCTTGACAAAGACGACGCAGTACGCTATGCTGGACTCCTGGAGGCTGATGACTTTCCAGATATGTCAGTAGTGGAAGTGGACGACAAGGAAATCATTCACGCTTGTGTAACACATGGTCATGAATACTATGTGGTGACTCCCGATGACATAGTGGTACCGCCTAGAGATTTGTAGATGATCCAATTTAAATCAATCCGTTGGAAGAATTTTCTTTCCACGGGCAATGCATTCAGTGAGATCAAATTAGATTCTAGTCCTGCCACTTTAATAGTAGGGACTAATGGCGCAGGGAAATCCACATTCTTGGATGCCATGTGCTTTGCCCTATTTAATAAGCCCTTTCGTAGGATCAATAAACCCCAGTTGGTTAATGCGGTCAACGAGAGGGATACTTTAGTTGAGGTAGAGTTCTCCATAGGTTCTCGTAGCTATATGGTACGTCGTGGTATTAAGCCACTAGTGTTTGAAGTTTATCTTAACGGTGAGAAACTCAAGGAAGAAGCTTCTTCCCAAGAGCAGCAGAAGTATCTGGAGCAAAGCATTCTAAGGTTAAACTACAAATCCTTTACGCAGGTGGTAATCTTAGGATCATCGACGTTTGTTCCGTTCATGCAACTCACTCCCATCCATCGTAGAGAAGTTATTGAAGATCTTTTGGACATTCGTATCTTCTCTACTATGAACGGTATCCTTAAGGAGAAGTTTAAGGGTGTCAGAGAAGCGATTAGGGATTGTGAGTATAAGTCTGATTTAGCAAAAGAGAAGGTGGAGATGCAGCAGAGGTTTATTCTTAACCTTCAAGAGCAATCCACCGCAAACAATAAGAGACGTAAGAAAGAGATAGAATCTTTAGAAGGTGAGATCTCAGAATTTATGGATGATGTTGCTGATGGACTGGATAGAAGTTTATCTAAGGAAAAGAGTTTAGATGCTTATGGAGATTTGGATGATGAGCACACTCAACTCCTTATATACAAATCTAAGTTTGAGGATAAGAAAAAGGTATTTAATAAAGAATATAAATTTTTAGAGAAGAATGATAATTGTCCGACTTGTAAGCAACCACTCACAGAAACATTTAAGTCTGATAAGAAGACTGAAATTACTACGTCACTAAAAGAATTAGATGATGCAGCAGTAGCACTTCAGAAGAAGCTTGATATTATCTTTGAGAAGTTGAGTGAAAAGAATATTGTACTCAATGAACTTAGAGAGATACAGCAGCAGATTAGTTCTACTAATTCTGAGATACAGTCTAGGAAGAGAGAGATTAAGAAGATAGAAGAGAAGATCTCTACAGGTAATGGTAATAATATTAAGGGTGAGAAAGAAAAGTTGAAAGCTATGGCCAGAGATGGTATAATAGTAGAGAAAGAACTATCATCCAATAAAAAAACGCGGGACAATTTTGATGTTGTCACCAATATGTTGAGAGATACTGGTATCAAGGCAGGTATTATTAAGAAGTACCTTCCTATCATGAACCAGTTGATCAACAGGTATCTTAAGGAGCTAGACTTCTATGTGTCCTTTGAGTTGGATGAAAACTTTGAGGAGACTATCAAGTCTAGGTTTAGGGATGAGTTCTGCTATGCTTCTTTCTCTGAAGGAGAGAAGATGAGGATAGACCTAGCACTTCTATTCACATGGAGGACCATCGCTAAGATGAAGAACAGTGCTAACACTAACTTATTGATCCTTGATGAAATATTTGACAGTAGTTTGGATGTCTCTGGCACAGATGATTTTCTAAAGATTTTACATACTGTTGCTGACAACACAAATACATTTGTCATATCCCATAAGACAGATGCATTGCAAGATAAGTTTGCTTCTACTCTAGTAGTAGAAAAGAAACAAAACTTCTCTGTTATTACCAAGGAAGAATAAATAAACTTTAAACTATTATGACTTATTCAGGCGCAATCGCTGGCGGTATGCCAAACGACGCAAATCAAAACATCGGATCAGGATCTGCAGTTCCTGGAAATACAATTGGATCAGGTACAGAAGTACCAGGTACAGATGTATCAGATCAAGGACCAGGATTAATTCCTGAGACAACAGAAGATCCTAATGTAGTACCAGAGGATCAAAGGCATCTATTTGAATCTGGACATGAGCAGGGAACTACTCCTCCACCACCAACCTATGTGAATACTGTTACTTCTCCTAATGGTGGATTGCACCATGAGACTTATGTTACTCATGATTGGGAAAGACAAGATAGACTTGACATGATTGCTAAGTTGGATGCTATCAACCATAAGCTAGACCATGTTCTTGAGCATTTCCATGCTAATGATGAGTACACTGCTAGCTTGAGTGACGGTGCTACTTTGACATTCAGAAAGAACTCAGCAGGCTAATGATCATAAATATTTCTCTGGTGTTACTTGACACAGCCTTGACAGGTGGTGTATTATGGTATGTGTTTGCACGTATCTTATGACCACACGTACCCATACTGTGACGAAGAAGAACCCTAAGCACTCTCAGGAGTGGTCTTGGGAAGAAACACCTGAACTGCTAACAGCACTGGAGAAACTACATGAGAGTTCCGAACTGGCAGCATCACTCAAAGAAAGACCAAAAAAGGTCTTTAAAACCCCAAATGCTGCGCCAAGCAAAGGCAAGACGTAGACAGTTGATAAAGTGTCTACTAAAGACCTCCGATCCTCGTCGGGGGTCTTATACTATGTACATACACGAGGAACTTAATGAATCTAGTAAAGGAATCACTTGCCAAACTCCTTGCTCAGGAAGACCTGATCGTAGAGCATCGTAAGGTGGAGACTGCCCAGTTCAACATTGAGACTAGGGTACTAACTCTTCCAGATTGGCAGCACAAGGATAATGTGGTGATCGATTCCTTGATCGCCCATGAGGTTGGACATGCATTATATACTCCTGACAAGTGGGACTTCCTTGATGAGGTTCCCATGACTTTTGTTAACGTATGTGAAGACATCCGTATCGAGAAATTGATGAAGCGTAGATACGAGGGACTTCCCAAGACCTTCTTTAAAGGGTATGGCATCCTTGCTAATGAGGATTTCTTTGGTGCAGAGAGTAATGATGTAAATGAGTTCAACCTTGCAGATAGGATGAACCTACAGTATAAGATTGGTAATTTTACTGATGTTCCTTTCAGTGAAGGTGAGAAAGTATTCCTTGATGAAGCAGATAAGTTAGAAACATTTGAAGATGTACTTGCTCTTGCTAAGAAGATATATGCTTATTGCACAGAGCAGTTAGAGAAGCAGGAGAATGATGAAAACTTCAAACAGGAGTTACCTTTACCTGGTAATGCTGGTGGTAGTGATCGTCCTGACTTAGGTGAAGATGAAACTGAGTATGAAGATGAACCTGAGCCACAGCAGACTGAAGCACAACAGCATTTAGAACAGCATGTTGGTGAGCAGCAAGAAGAAAATATTGGTGGTAATGAAGTAGGTCGTGGCAATGGTCCTCAGGAACAAAAGCCTGAAGTAAAGACTTCTGCTATATCAGAACAGAAGTTAAGAGATCTTGTTAATCATGGTGCACCTGAAATTAAATATGTTGAGTTAGCACCGACTGTAGGTGAGGAAGTCTTTATAAGTAACAAAGAAGTTTCTGACAAACTTAATAACTATTACAGTCAAAAGGAAGTCATAGATCAACAGCAAGATTATGCTGATGAGTATGATCTAATAATGGCAAGACACCAAGCACGTAACTTGAGGGAAATTGATGCTGACTATTCTAAATTCAAAATTTCAAACGCTAAGGAAGTCAACTATCTGGTTAAGGAGTTTGAGTGTAAGAAAGCAGCTGACAGTTATGCTCGTACTTCTGTTAATCGCACTGGGGTTCTCGATACAACGAAGCTTCACACTTACAAATATAACGAAGATCTTTTCAGAAAGGTAACTACTATTGCTGAGGGTAAGAACCACGGTTTAATCTTTAACATAGATTGGTCAGGTTCTATGAGTAGTTGCATTACTTCTACTATAAAGCAGGTACTTACATTGGTATCATTCTGCCGTAAGGTTGGTATTGCTTATGATGTATATTGCTTCACTGATTCATACAGTAAGAGAGAGAATTATTATCAAGAAGATGCTGCTCTTCTAGGTAAGGTACTCTGCCATAACTTTAACATGCTTAATTTGTTAACTAGCAGAAGTAATAACCGTCAACATGAAAAACAGGCAAAGAATTTGTTCCGTTTAGCAAGAGCTTTTCATGGAAATGGTTGTGGTGGTCCTTATGATATGAGTTTGGGTGGTACTCCATTATCTGAAGCAATGATTTCTATGAATGAAATCATCCCTGAGTTCAAATCTCGCACTGGTACTCAGAAGGTTCATGTTATTAACTTAACTGATGGTGAAGGATATCAGATTGGATATGGTAAGAAGGTTAGTCACTACCAAAGTGGAGAAGAAATTATTATTCGTGGAAGACTTGGTGAGGGTGATACTGTTTTACGTGATCGTAAGACTGGAACAACTTATGACTTTGATCATGTTGGTTACTATGATACAACCAATACATTCATCAGACAGTTACGTGATCGTTTCCCTGAGTGTGAGTTCATGAACATCCGTCTTATCAATGGATCAGACTGGAATAGGTTCAAGCGTCATTGTTTAGGATTTGATATGGATGCATGGGATCGTGCTGATAGAGAGTGGAAGAAAACAAAATCTTTCATATGTTTATCAAGTGCCTATACCGTACAGTTTGCTATAGCAGCAGGAGCTCTTGACAATGATGCTGAGTTTGAGGTTGAAGAAGGTGCAAACAAGACACAGATCAAAAGGGCATTCACTAAATCACTTAAGTCTAAGAAAATGAATAAGAAAATCCTTACATCTTTCATAGAGAGGATAGCATAATGTTACGGAAACGTAACATTATTGACAAATTTTAAATAATCTGGCATAATTAAATGTGGTGAACTGAGATTTACGACTGGTCTATTTTGACCTTAGTAGATTGACGATGATCCAAGTCAAACTCGACTAACTAACATGGCAAATTTAATAAGCTACAGGGAAAGCTACTTCCCTCATGATCTCACTTGGCAGCCTTTGTCTGACAATGAGACTTTTCAATCTCTTACGGCACCAGTTTTTGACTGTGCCACCTTCGAGCGATCAACGATTATTGATTGGGATGAAGTCCTTAATACGGAAGGGAATGTATTATCTCCAGATGCGGATGATGCTAATAAAGCACGCGCTGGTGGTATCACTACAAACAATGTAGCAGGTATCCAAGCTACACTCAAAGATGGATACGATCCAAAAGAAACTCCACCTATCCTAGTCAGACAGAAGGATGGTTCACTCCAACTGTGGGATGGGTACAACCGTTACAAGGTATGTTGTCAGTTAGACCTACCTTGTTTTCCTGTTTATATCTACAAGTTAAATGAAGACTGGTATGGCAAAGAGGATGATGCTTATGACATCATTGCTCTAGGTGCTAATCTTCACCTAGCTTCATACAAGCACACTAAGCAAGACTTCGTATTACGAGGTCAGAAGTGGGTTAAGCGTCAGGGTAATAACTGTAGCACCAGAGAGATTACCGACTGGGTAAATACTATTCCACATAGTTGGAATGAAAAGCAGGTTGGTGAGATCGTTAATAAGATCTATACTAAGACCACTCTTTCTGTAAACATCAAGCCCTTTATCTCAGGTTCTGCAGCAAAGAAAGTTGCTCATGACATCTATGATATTGATGAGCAAGAAAAGCACGCATCAAGGAACCCTATCGTAGTCTGTGCTAAGGAAAAGGATTACGTTGTTGATGCATACATTAAGATCCTCAATAATTTTGTTGGTGATGATGACCATGATCCTATAGATAATACTGATGTTATTTTCTACACCAAAGGTTGTGAGAGTGCAGCAGAAGTTAAAGCACAACGTAAGGAAGCTGTTGAAGAGTTGGACAAGTTAGATAAGCTTGTAGTTTCTTATGTGACTAAGCTACTTACTAACAAGGGTAAAGAACCATATCATATTGCAGGGTATCTCCCACAACTGATAGGTACAGAGACCTTACAGGAGAACGAACTGGTTCCACATAAAGACAGTTAACAAACTGGCACACTGACCCCCGCAAGGGGGTTTTTTCTTGCTATTGTAAGTACATACAAATCAAGGAAACCAACTATGCCTTTCGAGAGAAAACTATCAGTCAACTTTGTTGATGAACTTCGTGAAGAGTTTGGGAATGAGATAGATGCCTCTCATGTAAAGAGATTCGCTACTGCTCGTGGAGTAGCATACCCAACAGTGGCACGTAAGTTAAAATCATACCAAGTTAAACGTGGATCTTGGAACCTCACTGTAGAAGAAGGACGTGAGATCCTAGAGAAAGCAATTTCTAATCCAACTGTACTTCCTAGTGTAGAGCAGAATTTAGTTCCAGAAGTAGATCCTACTTTTGTTAAGTTTGGCAACTTCAATGATGTGAAGAAGGTCATTCAGTCTAAATTATTTTATCCAGCATTCATCACTGGACTATCAGGTAACGGTAAGACCTTCTCTGTAGAGCAAGCATGTGCTCAGGCAGGTAGAGAACTTATCCGAGTAAACATTACTATCGAAACAGATGAAGATGATCTCATTGGCGGCTTCCGTCTTGTTGACGG